ACCAGATTTTGTTCCTTGCTAAAGGCGATGATAATCACTTTTTCTACCTTCTTTACTAAACTTGCTGTTTTGGCTATCTTAAAACTGATGCCACGTTGTCTGAAGCTGCTTAAGAAGCCATCGATAAGCTTCTCTAATGCTGGGATGCTTTGTTTTCTAATAATGCGGTTGAATGAATCAATCAACACATCGGTAATTTGGGTTGCTCCATGCAGTATGTGCCTTCTATCCTCTCCTTGCTGAACTGTGATGTTTTCGTTAGTTGACTTTGGAAATGCTGGGCGTCCAGTGCGAGACAGTTGGTTGTCGGTGAGCGTAACCTTGAATGACATTGTATATATTTATATACACAATATTTCTTTAAGTAGAAAATAATTCAATTTTTACATTATTATATTTAAACACTATATAATAGAGTCAGGACTATCCTCACGGGTACGATAGAGCACTGAAAACACCAGACTTGCTACCGCTACCGGTTGGTCACCGTCACTGTTTAGGTTGATATTTGTAGATTCCAGCTTACAGTCTTTGTAAATCTTGGGAAGATTTGGATCACGAAAAACCGCTCCTTCCACCTCCATAGCCAGATTATCAACTGCCACATTTGCACCCGCAGCAGCTTTAGCGTAGCATTCAACGGTAATTTTAACGATCCTGTCTTGGCAGCGGGGCGGGCTAATGGTACCGGTTATAACTTCTTCACTACCGGAAAATATAATAATAGCCGGCAAAGCTCCCGCTTCCATAGAATATAGCCTGCTGTCAAATACATTGATGCCTGCTGCTGTTTTGCCTTTTAAGGCACGGACAAAAGCCTGCCTTATCGATGTTCTCGCATGCGTCATTTTTTCTCTTTTGTTATTGTTTTTCAAGTATCAGGGAAGCCCAGCCGCTGCCGTCCGGTTTTATTTCCACAATACGAAAATTCTGCCCGTTAACGGTAAGTAAATCGCCATATTCCGCCGATATCAGTGACTTTGCGGCGCATTCAAAAACCGGTCTGCTGCCGCTAATCCCTGCCATTCCGCCGTCTATTTCCAGATATTCACTGCTCAAAATCCCTGTGACGAAATAATGCTGCCCTTGGCTAGGTGTAACCTTTGCCTTTACTGCAAAGCCCTGTTCCTCATCCAGAAACTCAGCAAAATCTTCAGATAAGGGCATGTGGTGGATAGTAGATGAGGTATTCTAGAATTATTTGTTTATAGAGTTTAAATTAAAGTCCCGCTGTTAATAGCTTTGCTTATCTTTTAATTTTGTTCATTAAATCGCTATGAGTTCCGGTACGTTCCAACCTAAGAACTTCTTCATCTAAATAAAAAATTAATAACCAATCCGGCTCGATATGATATTCCCAATAACCGGTATATTTTCCGGTAAGTTTATGTAGTCGGTATTTTTCCGGTAGCAATAAATGATGCTCTACGCCCTTATCCGCATTTTCTAGTATCAAATTTAGGGTAGTTAATAATTTATTAGAGTCTTTGCCACGCTTCAGCATTAATTTTAGTTCTTTATCATATGCGTTAGTGGTTTCTATTCTCGGCATCAAAACTAGCTACAGTTAATTATTCTTTACTTTTTCTATCATTTCTTCCCATGAAGAATATCGATTGATGCCAATACCTCTTTTTGATTCTTCCAGCAATTTCACAGTTTCATTATTTAGCATATAATTATGGTTTTCTTCATTCTTTCTAGCAAGATCAGCAAAATACTTTTTCATAGTTTCTGTGAATATAATATTGCCGGACGGTTCAGTTGGTGCTAAATCATCGCGCGCCTCAATCCACGGCCATTCTTTATGCGTCATTAACTCTAATGAATATGCAGTCTCTCCGCCGTAACACTCTAATACTTGGGAAATATGGCTTACCAGTGATTGTTCAAGTACAGGTTTAACAACAGGTTTGATAATTGGATTCCATTTATAGTTTTTATACTCGTTATAAACCTCGTATTGTACCGGACCATGTACCCAAGCTTCAAAATCATCGGCAAAAACAGGAGTCCCATATAATCCAAGGTGCCAGCCCTGAATATAATATAAAAGTTTCTGAACTTTCATATTGGTTATTAAATCCTCTGATTCATGAAATTCAGCTATGACATATTTTGCAACTTTGCTAGCGGTAGTTTCCACAATTATTTACCTTTTCATTTAATCGATACTAAAAATAAATACTTTTTAATAAATAACATACTACCATATGTGAATTTATTTATAAACTAATAGTTATAAAATTTTCTTCAAAAGCTTGGTGATATAATATAAACGCCTTAATTCATGAGCCTTTGCTCAGGCGCGGGAATTTCACTATACGCAAAATATGACGCGTCTATTGGCTTTACGATTTCCGCTGAGTTAAATTGTAATATCCGGTTTAAATAGGGTAAAGCTTGTGTGTCTCTAGTTTCAAAATACTCTTTAGCCTTTTTTGGCAGCCAAACTTTTAGAATATGTTCTCTGAAAGCTACCAGATACTTTAACGGATACAGCTTGGCTGAAACAACCCTGCCATCCTCATACCTGTGCCGGTAGGTAGGCATTTTATCAGTATCAACTCCCTGCCTCTTAAGCCAACCGGCAAACATGATCCCTTCTGATATGTCAGGCACAACGTCCTCAGGTATAATATACCCTTGTTGCTCTAGAGGCGCGACCAGCGCTATATTCATTTCCTGCAGAACTGAGAAATAACCATGCGGCACGTTTTTTGTATTGGCCAAGTAACGTCTTAGGTGATAGGGCAAATTGTTTTGAGGTCTTTTTCCGGATAACCAATCCATAACCCATTTTGACACTTTAACTGCAAATTTAGGTGACAACCATTGTGCCAGATGGATCGCTATTTGTGGGTGTATCCAAGTACCTTGCAGGCAAATATTACCTCCTCTCTTCGTTATAATTAACTGTAATTCAGAAAGGTTTAAGGACGAAGATAGCTCATTAATAAAATCTTTTGTAGATGTTAATCTGATATATGCAAACCATTCCTTATTTGCTGCCTTACACATAGCGGTAGCATTGATATAACCGTCTTGTGTACGTTGGTAAATTATTTCCCCTTCTTCTTCATGCTTTATTAGGGGTAAGTCTATGTTTAACTGCTTATTCATAAATATAATTCCTTATTTGATTTAATTAATATAAAAATTTACTTTGGTATCTACAGATTAAGTTGAATCCCATACACCCCAACATCAAGGTTTAAGCGGCCTCTACCGAACCGTGAATTTAACGGTACGAGAAACACGGCTTATTTATTGGAATTCAGGTAATCAGTTTTAAAATGATGTTTTCGTGATTGGAATTCTTGCCTGTGAGGATTGACTACTTCCTCAGTACTGCAAAACTTTCCGCATGCCTTACCGCTATATCTACATCCTGCATAAGGCGGATTCTGATGCCGCCGCTTGTACCCAAAGTATAGGGGTCGACTAGGACGTCCAAAACTCCCCACTGGCCGATAATGAGATCGCCGAAATTGCCAAACAGCAGGGTATCTGCCGGCATCTGATTAGTGGTGCAAGCTCTGTAGCCGTTAAGATAGCCAAAACCTGACTCACCGCTAGCGTTTTCCCAGAGGAACTGCGCCGTATGCTCCGCTTTCTCGGTCTGTTTCAGTATCCCGCGCATACTTGCGTTACATAAATAGCCAAGGCTGCCTATGTCGGCGTTTTTAGCGGCTATTTTGCTCTCAAGATCAACTATTTTGCCCCAGCTGATTTTATTGTCATCGGCAAAAATAACTGATTCTATACCTTTGGTTTTGAGTACGCCGGCAGGCTCGTTGCCGATACCGCTGCCGTTAATAGCTGCCCGATCAATCTCAAGAGCGATAACGGTGGCAAGATCATTTCTGACCAGATTTTCAATGTCAGGGCTGGATTGCAGTACCAGTTTTCGGGTAAAATCCGTATAAGCGGCGACGCTTCTTGGCGAAAGGGTAACCTGACCGAATGATTGCTGGGAGTGCTGCGGGCTTTTCCCCTCAGATACCCAGAAAGCGGTAGCCCCGCCGGTTTGTTTCGGTATCGCTACATCTCCTTGCAAGCCGCTCATGACTTTAGCACCCATTTGACCGACCATGATTTTATTGCGGAGCAGGTCGATGAAGCTGCCACTTTGGTAATCAGTACCAATCAGATAGCCACCTGCAGCGTTAGTCAGTTTCTGCAGATTACGTGACTGGTAACTGCGTTGTTCCATAGCTACATCAAGAGGTACAAAAAAGCTTGCCGGCTCTCTGCCGATTCTTTTGGCTACTGCGCTTGATGCTTCTTTCTCAAGCTCTGCCTCGCTCCAGTTGCCGGTAGAGGCTGCTCTTATTGCCCTGAGGATAGAGAAACTGCGTACTTCCTTATCGCTCATGCCGATAATCGCCTGATCAGGGGAGGAGGTATTGATTGCAGGACAATCGCTTAACCTATACAGCACTTTCTGTCTGAAACTGTCTATAGATTTGTTTTCACGTATAAACTCCATCGCCATATCACGCATATTGTGTCTATCACCAAGGGCGATGATCTCAGACACTCTGTCAGTCTCATCCTGTCTAATTTGAGCGGGGTTAAAGCCGTTATTCAGTGCTACTCTTGGGGCTTCATTATCATTTATTTCATTCTTCATATTATTACTCCTCACATTAAATGTTGTTTGTTGTTCATTATTATTTCTGCCAATACCAACTGTATGGTCAGCGGGAATTGACACCAGCGACACCTCCAGCGGCTCCCATTTATTAATCCGGTAAATGCCGGGCTGATTGTCTTTTGCTTCCCGCTCTAAGGTAATTCCATCTTGTAGATAACGATAGCCAACAGAGATATTGCTTTTAATCCCGTCAACCACATCCATATAAGCATTTTCCGCCAGCTTACTTTTCCCAAACCTTATTCTCGCTCGTGCCTTGCCACCTGTGGCTATTTCAGCCGTCTCAACAACCCCAATCTGCTTTGCGGGATCATGATCAAGCAGCAGCGGAGCTCTGCCGGATTTAAGCCAATCCAGCTTGACGCTTTCATTTTTGTGATCCAGTATCTCAAGGCCGAAAAATCGCTCTACCGGCTCCTCACTGGAAAAGGAAACGGAAAAGCTTCGATCTTCCTTGTTATCTTCCTCGCTTTCACCTTTTTGTCTTTCTTTTTGCCTTTCTTTTTCGATGGTACTGTGCCGGTACAAGATACCGGTCTTAATCGTCTGATTCGTCATGTGTTACCTCTTTATTCTGATTTTTAGATTCATCTTTGGGAGTAAGATCCAGACCGTATTTTCTGGCCAGCTCTTCCTCAAATACTATCTGCTGAAATATTTCCTCGATGTCGTTACCATGATCAGCTGCTATTTGGTTTCGTGTTCTGGTCTTTTGGGCTATGGCGATTTCATTTGCGTGACTGTCTTTTAAAGGATCAACCCATGCCCAGCCTCTAGCCCGCCAGATCGGGTTGTTATATTTATCAAAATCTCTTATGTTTAAGCCAAGCCTGCCACAAGTCATCGCCATAAGCAGCCAGCTCTCAAACACTCTATTGCAAAAATGCTCAATCACGAAAGTTTGCAAGCACCTCCAGCTGTCACGATCCTCAAGGCTGCCATGCCTGATTGAGGAAAAATTGACATTCTCCAGATCATTCGACAAAGTAGCGTAGGAAATATCAAGACCGCTGGCTATTCCTCTGAGGATCGATTTTTCAAAATCGGCAAAGCTCGAATTAGGGTGATGGGGATCGAACATTTTAACATCCATCCCGGACGGTAACTGCTCAAAAGTGCCCGGATCCGCTTCCATGATTTTATTACCGAAAGCATCCTCGGCGCCCGTGTAACCAGCACCATCGCCTGAGACAAAAAATCCCATCTTTGAGGCTCCAACTCTGGCTGCTACCAGTTCCGCCTCTTCATATCCAGCCAGCATCCGAAGTCTCGTCATGGCGCTGTGCATCCATGGGACGCCACGGCTTTGGCTCGGGCGATCCATAATAAAAGCATGAATAATCTGCCTAGCTGGTATGCGCTGGTATTTTTGACCAGACTTGTTGCTAAATAATTCTCCCGGATGGGTTGTTAGCAGGTGATAGGCAACCGGCTTATTCCATTTGTTAAATTCAATGCCCATTCTGATATAGTTGTCATTATCCAGTTGCCGGTTTAAATCCTCATCCAGATGATCAGCCTCGATAAACTGCAGGGCAAAATTAAACGGATTATCAAAACCTTTAACCAGACGGACGATAACCTCGCCGTCACGGGCTACCGATTCTAAAAACAGTTTCTGACAATCAATCCATGACAGGCGGCCGCAGGCAGTACAATTGCCACGCTTAGCCCAAAGGGCAAACTGCTCCAGTATTTGGCTATTCTCGATGCTTAAAGGCTCACCCTTATTATCAGTCGCTCTGATTTGCAAACGAATCCCGTTGTTACCGATCACATTGGTAGAAGTACGCTTTAAAAACCTTCTGGCGTAATCATTATTGATACAAAGCTCTCTTGATCTGTTCCGCAAAGTCTTAAGGTCTCTGTATAGCTCGGAATCAGCTGAAGTACTGCCCATTATCCAGTCAGCGGTTAACCTGTCCTTGATAGCGGCTGCGTACTTTCTTTTGACAAGAGCTTTAGGCTTAAAGAAGTTAAAGAGTTTCATGTAAAGGATTTTATGAGTTGCTGAATCTGACTTTAATTATGCCGCCTGACTTGAATCCTTGATCCAGCCGCATTTGGTTTATCTCCCTTACCAACTCTGCCCTGTAAATATCCCGCCATTTAAGTAATTCCGCGGGGCTTAGGCGTGAGAGGCTGCGACCCGCTATGCTGTAGCTGAGCTGATCACGGCTGGCCTTACCAAGGATTGTAGCCTCCAGAGCGTCCAGTGTCTTTTTAACATGAGAACGGCCATCATAATTATCAAGCAAAGCTAAATTGGGCTTAACCTCTATCGTTCCTTCTAGGATAATTTGCTGCTGTTCTCCTTTATATACGGTAGCCTGCCACCAATAGATACCGGCTTTATATAAAGTGGTTTCCTTGGAACTTAAGGCGACATGGTAATGATCGGTTTTCGGCAGAGCCGCTACGTTAAAACTGCTTTCAAAATTGCGGAAAGAGTAAAATAATCCCCAGCCTTCACTTGCAGGGTAAGCTTCAAGGTGTCGCTCCCATTCCACGCTATCACCCGCCGTGAATGATTTGGGCTCAGTCTTGTTCATTATATAATTTTTATTTAAGTTTCAAGGAATCGTCACTGCGAGGAGCCTAAAAGGCGACGTGGCAGTCTCAGAACTTTTAGCGTTCCAGTCATGAGATTGCCACGGCACTAATAGATAAGTGCCTCGCAATGACTTTTTCTATAGTCACCAGTTCTTGACAAAACCAGCTTTTGTGTCTCTTTTAAAATTTAAAAATTTACTTGAAGTAATAGGGTCTGTATGTTTTATTTGATCAGTTGCTTGCTGCTGTGGTTTTTCTTTTTTTAACTTGGCTGCAAGCAGCTCTAAATTGGGATTCAGTATATGCAAAGCAGCCAAGGCATAAACCCTGCAGTCAAGAGCCTCGTTACGCCTTCCCGCCGGCTTTTCCCATTTGCGCACAGGAAAGCCTTTATTGTAACGTGTTACTACCTTTTCAGCTGTCAGCTGCTTAAAATAGGTCTCGTCATAATGGGCTGGAAAATGGCAGTATCCCGCTCCAAGTTCAGTAATTTTAAGCCTGCTATAAATTAGTTCTTTTGCTGTATCAGTCCCGATTGCAAAAAGCTTTACCCGCATTCGGTTAGCATTAGTCGGTCTGCCAACTAACGCCTTGCCGCTAATTGATGAGCCTTTAACGGCGAATATTCTGCGTGGCTGTCTTTTTTTGCAGTAAGCATAGACGGACTGTGTATGATGACCACCGGAGTCAATACAGACGCAGGATATACTTAAGCTAATACCGCTTTCATGGGGAATAGTTTGCTCAAGTAATATATCCAGATCATCCCACACCTCACTCCTTGCGGGGTCTCCATGAATTACCCTGTAGCTCAGAGACCAGCTCTCCTCACGGATGCCCCAGCCAACGATCTCAATTTCCAAACGGTCATCCTGTACGTCAACACCGGCAGTAATAACCACCACGCCGCTGGGTGCCACATCGCCCCAATTTTCTTTGCGGCTAAGGAGGGAAGTTTCATCAACCCTGTCACCGCCTTCCTCCCAAGTTTCGCCAAGGGTGGTGTTGATCCATGTTTTTAAGGTCTCAGGGCTAAGTTTAGCCCTCAGGAATTCAGAAACAATCCTTGACCACGGCACCCAAGGGGAGTAAAGCTCGTTTAAATGAAAACCGGCAATATTGCCTGTTACCCCCTCAAGCCGCCATTCTCCTTTTTCCAGCATTGCCGGCTTATCCGTATCTAGCAGCACGCAGCCGTTTACCTCACAGACATAATGGGCTTTTTCAGTTCTATCCTTCTCCCATTTTATCTGTCCCCATTTAAGAGTCTGATACTCCCCGCAGGATTTGCAGGGCACATAGTAACGCCGCTGATCACTCTGCAAATAAGCCTGTTCAATGCGGCTTAAATCCTTAATGGTTGGCGTTGAGGTCAGTACTATCTTCCTGTTCCAAAAAGTAGTAGCTCTTTTCTTCGCCAAATTAACAGGATCACCTTCTGAGCCTGCGCTTGCGGGGTATCTGTCAACTTCATCACAAAGTACTAACCGCACGGGTCTGCTGGCCAAAGATGACGGCGAATTGCTACCGGCCATCGTGATCTGACCGCCCGGGAAACGCTTGTAAAGTATCCTGTTACCTGAATCTCTACTCCTTGGATCTTTGATTAAGTCCCTAAACACTTCACTATCCCGTAGCATCGGACTTAAGCGATCAGTTGACCAACTTTCAGCCAGTTTTTCAGTTGGCTGCACTACCAGCATTGGCGCCGGGTCTTGGTGGATATAGTACCCAACAATATTATTGATGATCTCAGTCTTGCCCACCTGCGCCGATGACATCACTACTACGGTCTCAATAGCAGGATCATTTATCGCATTCATGATTTCCCGCTGATATGGAGCTCTGGCGGTGTTCCATCTGCCTGGCTCAGCTGAAGCCTCACTCGATAATTTACGATAATTATCAGCCCATGCGCTGACTGTCAGCTTCGGGGGCGGGGTCAGTTTCCTGCTGACTGCTTGGGTTAGCTGAATCTTCTTCATCGCCATGTTTGCTAAGCTCCGTTAGAGCGTCATATATTTCATCTTCAAGTATCCGTTCAATTTTAGCGAAATCACTACCGGCAGCGGCCAGTGGACGCACCAGCTTACTTGGTATCGCCAACATCCTCGCACGAAAAACCAGCACAAGATTACTCCAGCTAAACTCTACTTCTGAAACCTCGATATATTTGTCCTTTAAAACCTCCAGCTCCAATTCGGCTTTTTCCGCCTGCGCTTTAAGTAGACGTAATTTTTCAGTTGCCAAGTCGCTGGTACCTGTTTTAATCATCTGTTTTTCCAGCAAATATTGCCCGTAAGCTTTAACACAAAGAGATAAATTGTAACTGCTATTAATTGGAGCAGGCAACACTCTTTCCTGTACCAGTTGCTGCACCCGCCGCTCGCTTAAAGATAGAGCCTTGGCAATATCTGATACTTTATTGCTAGTGTTCATGATTTATATATGGAATCAAAGTAAAATGCAGACAAATTGTCGACAGTTCAATCTGTGATAATTGTACGATTTTTTCGTACAGTTAAAGGGGGAGCTAGATATATTAACAGTATTATAAGCGTGAAGATGTTAAAGTTAAAAATATTAATCCATCTTCAGTTAGTTTTTTAAAACCAAGATTTTTATAATAATTATTTAATTTGTTCTTGGCAGCTGCTTCTTCTTTAGTAAAATTCTCAAGCTTCATTTCTTTTTGCCATTCAGTTTTTTCTGATTTATTATCACACTCAAGCTGCAGTGGAAAAGGATTTATTACCACTAGATCATTTTTTCTACCCATCATGTAAATACTGTTTGAGAGTAAAGCTTCACCAAATTTTCTGCCCCTGTATTGTGCTAAAACTTCAAGCCGTTCTATAAAAAGGATATTAGGAGGAAGATTAAGATCAAGGATATTTTTAAATTTTCTACGGTATTTAGATTTAACGGAAAAACAATCATCAAACAAACAAATTAACTTTGCTACTTGATCATCTATATCAAGCAACTCAAAAGGATAAACCGAATCTATATTATCTTCATCAAGCTCCCAATAACAACTGTGTAGAGCAAGGCGATAACCTAATGATTTACCAACTATTTTTCCATCAACCTCAAAGTCATCATCACTGCTAATATCACACAGCAACCTGCATTCAAATTCTTCAACATACCCTTCAAGCTCAATATGTTCCTGAGGTGGGGAGCTAATAATAAATTCAAATCTGGCATTTTCATCGCAAATGTTAATTTTGTCTGTGTCCATAAAATTGCAACTCTGTTTTATTCATGGTTACATAATGAAGCACACTTTATTTTTTGTAAATACTCCTTTCTTTATCCTTAATTAAAAACTCAACAGGCGAAATAAGCTATTTTCGTCACTTCGGTATTAATTTCGCCAATTTCAAGGTTATAAGCGGCATACTTAAAGGGTTTGTTATAAAAGCCGAAACGAAATGCGTAAAAATTTTTTGTCGCTAGGAAGGGGGCGGGGTGGCCAGACACCCACGGTTGCAAGTCTCAGGGAGTACCTTAGCCGCTTGTATTCAGGCTTTGCTGTTCTTCTCTAGAGCTGCTTTTACGTCATCTTGCTGTCCTCATCGCATAGTTAAAGCTCTCGGTAAATACCCTGTCAAAGCCTTTATTAAAGCTGTTTACGGCTATTCTCTTGAAACCAAACCTCGGTCTGATCTTTGCCTGCGGTGTAAGGCTATATAGCCTTTGCAACTTTTGATTACTAATCCTCTTGTAGATAGTGCTGCCAAGCCTGAAGATACTGCGGTCGCCTTGAACCGCCCTTAGTGCTTTTGAATTCCTTTGTCTTTTTGGAATATTACCGGTCGGTACGGCAAGACTGCTGCCGGAATAAGGCTTTTTTATGCCGCCTTCTTCTTGAATAAAGGCAAAGTGGGCTCTGGTATAAACTGATGCTACTAACTGCTGTTTATCCGCAAAACTGACTTTAATGCCTGTCCTCTGCCTTTTGTCGTACCATTTGTTACTATTGTTAAAAACCTTCCGCACATTCCCGCAAATATCCTCCTGTGCCTTGACTGCCAGCTTGTTTAAAGTCAAACTAACCGCAAACGGCAGTTGTTTCTTTTCCATGTTATCCATGCAGCGGGCTATTTTAGCTATGTCGGCTCTGATATCTACCGTAAAAGTCATATAAACCTACTCTACTACAGGTCTGTATTTAGTACCCTGCAACATGGCTCCGATTCCTATGATTACGCCGTTGCCCAGATCACCCGTTACCTTGATCACCGGCCTGATGTAACGCTTGTCACCGATATAAGCCGCCATATACGCCGTATTCGCTGCAGGCGCCGCTTTCAGGTGGGCAAAGGTACCGCTAGACAGCAAGCCAGGCACGCTACCTAAAACTTCGCTGTCAGGGCAATCTGTGAAGTTCACATTATCGTTTGAATGAGTTAGCCTGATCTGCACGTGCTTGTCATCTGCCGGCTCAACATTGGCTGCTCCAATCATCACCGTAAAGCTTGCGCTGTCAAAGCCTGTTATATCCAGCGCTTCTATGTCTGCCTTATCAGCAGCAATCGCTACCGGTGCCAAGAGCTGGTTAAATCTGCTGTTGCTTCTTTCTTCTCTGATTACTGCCATGATTCCCTCGTGATAAATGATTCCTAAATATGCCCTGTAGGCCTGATCTTTCCTACTCTACAGAATATTGTATCACCTTAGTTTCCCTGCCGCAATAGGGCAAAACAATTATATATTTTAAATATCCGGTTTTAACTATTGATCTTTGTAATCAGGCGGCCTCCCGTATTAAATTATATATTTAAAATATATTTTTTATTGCCTGCAGCCACTAAATCCTGATAAGCTGTGATTTCAAGATATGATTTAAAGCGGGAAAATGTTATGAATAAAGGCGATTTTATAGGGCTCATAGCTGATAAATACGGATGCAGCAAGGTCGAAGCTGAGAAGGTGATTAACCTGTTTACAGATTCAGTGACCGATGCGTTAAGCAAGGGTAATGAGGTTACTTTAGTTGGCTTTGGCAGCTTTTCGGTGAATAAGGTAGCGGCTCGTAATGGCCGGAATCCACAGACCGGCGCCGCAATCAAAATTGCTGCCTATAACCAGCCGAAATTTAAAGCCGGCAAAACGTTTAAAGATGCGGTTAACTAACAATTAAACCCTCTTTTGATTCAGGCAGCGATAAACTTCTACCAGCTCATCCAGTGCCTCGCGTAATCTTGCGCTGCCGGCGCCCTTTGGCCACTGTGGCACTTGCTGCAGCTCATACTCGCGGATAGTCAGCTCAAACAGGCAAAAATGCTCGATAATTTGCCCGGACTTGCTGCCCAGCTGAGAGAATACCATCCTGTGGTCATGCAGTGCCTGCGCCTGAGTTTCTATTCGATGACTGCGAAAATATTCCCTTTTGAGCTGCACCTCTGATGCATCCCAGCCTCCAGTCATGAAAGCCCGCTGATAATCGCAAACCAGCCGGTCAGCCGCTCTAAACTGCTCCGTGTTGATCCCTCGACATTTTTGCGGCGAAAGCCCCTTGCTAACGTCATCCAGCCAGCAGCGGTAGAATTTCGCTATTGGGCGTTTATCTTTCAGATTCGGTTTGATGATTTCCGGTTTTTTCATTTTCTATCCTCTTTTGTTGTTCGTTTTAAATTTTTTATTTGCCCCGAATCAAGTTGCAGAATTTTAAATATTTATGTGCACTTTTAAAGTGCACTTTATATATATTTATATATAGGTAAAAATCTGCATCGAGTTAACACCTTCAATCCTTTATTCTATAAGGCTTTACTAAGATGCAGTCGATGCATTCTTGATATTGGTGCATCTGCATCAAGTTTAAGCCCTGTATAGCACTTAAATGCTGCCTTATCAGGTAGCAACTTGGTGCATTTTTTAGAATTGGTACGTCTGCATCGAGTTAACAGCTTGTATGCCTTATGAATACTTGTATATATCACTTCAACTCGATGCATTTTTGATCTGTCTGCATCGACTTTTTTCTGCATTGACTTCATCGACTTAATAACCTGTTACTACATTGATATATTGCTTATTTATTCCTCTTATAGTTAGGTTTAATGTAATATTGTTCCTCTCCGTCGATTACCCCCACTTTGATGGCCTCGCCGCTCTCTATCATCCGATTTAATTCTTTTTCAGCAGCCTCTTTTATGTATTTTTTATGTCTTAATTCCATGTTCTTAGGCCATTTGTAATCGCTTGCTTTCATATAGGCAAATTTTTTAGCAAACTTATTCATTGTGTAGA